TTGCAGTAGCGTGGTATCGTTCTTTCCCATCGCTCAAGCCATTGCGGAGTATTTTCTCGATTCCTGTGAAGTTGGAACCAAGGATTTTGAGCAAACCAGGCAAACGCTCGGTTCTGTTGCGACGCAACGGGGACCGATGTGGTTGGTCTTTTTTCTGTCGTTTCAAAATGAACGCCAACTCGCATAAATGTTGCTAGGTGTTGAGAGTGACAACGACCGTTGGGAATGGAATGCAGATTTCCTCAGTGGCGTCGTATTGCTTAGTGAAATTAACCGCAAATGTATAGCTGTCGACTGTGGGTACCTTCATCTGATAGACGGGAACGATGGGATCGGATCCAGTGAAATAACAGTCGATGCAGTCCCACCAGTTGCAGGCGTTTTGCTCTGCTGCTGGAGGACCTGGGTAGATGGGGTTGTCGCAGGACTCGCAATCCTGAGCCCATCGGCCTGGTGCGTAGTTTTCCCAGAAAAGATTATGGCAAACGCTCGTCTCAATCATGAATGGATTGTTGACGACGTTGAACGTTTGCATAATGCCATCCTCGGTAAACCGAGATTCGGAATGCGTCCGATCGGTTTCGCGTGGCTCGCATGAACATGGATATCCAGCACTAAATTTGGCACAAACATCGCATTCAATGCCAATGTTGAAGCAGAACTGGCAATTGTAAAGATATCCGATGCTGCGAATGGTCCCGCCAGTCTCTCCGTCGAGTCCGGATCCAATAGGATAAAAGCAGAGAGAATCAACTCCTTCAATGCACGTTTCAACATTGCACGGATTGATGTCTGCGTCGGAAAACGTAATGGTCGATGGAATGTCGACAGCCGCATCGTAGACTTTGTATCGTATAAGCCAGTAGGAAATCTCTGCACCAAACTCGACATCCTCGTTGCAATCAAATCCTGCGTCGTGATAGGGCTTTGTCGATGTGCATTCGACACCTGGAATCGGGACGGGAGGGAATCCGCTGTTGAAATCGTACCCCTGGATGTTTTCCTCACAGCATGCAGATTTTCCACTCATTGCAGCCGTTTTAGTGAATGACGACCATGAGCCAACTCCGTGCGAGGCACGCACCTCAACAGCACACTCAACAACATACTTGCACTCGATCGCTCCGCCATACTCGCAGGTCATATTGGCTTTGTAGATCGATACCTTGGTTTCGCCGTATGCCCATCGCACGGCTAGCCATTTTTGATTGATGAGTTCAACGGCACGATTGACTGTTCCGCAGTTGTAAACGTCGTCGCAATAGCTTGCTGCACTAGCATCGGGCTCGTCATAAAAGAACGTGCAGAAAACATCGTTCTGCTGGTAGGTACCGGGAGGATCAAGGACGTACTTTTTCGACTTGATCATTTTGGACGTTATCTGGATCGTCTCGTTGATGTAACGCTCGGCGACGAGGACGGTGTCGCATGTGTAGTAAATCGTGTCATCAGTGGCTGTTGCCGTATGGCAGCAACCATTCGAAACAAACGAAACGGTGTCGGTTTCTGATTGCTTGAGAATGGTGACACTGGTAGCGATCTCGGCGAGCTCGGCAGCATCCATGCAGCAAGGAGAACAATTGCAGGAACCGAAGCATCCCATTTAGCAGATCTCCACAGCAACCCATTTGGCATCGACTGGGAATATCAACACGATGGCATTGGCCGAGATTGGGGTCGATGTTGGAGCCCATGCGGTATAGGTAATGGTCCCTGGACTCCAGTTGCCTGAGCTAGGAAGTCTGGCTGTGACAGTTCCGCTGCTGTTTCCAGCAATCCCAAGCGCTCCAGCGGTTGCCAGCAGAGGTGTCTCGCATGCGATCACCTTGATAATGTCGGTTCCAATGTCGTCGTAGGCAATCGCAGTAAACGAGGTTCCCTTGGTAAGCTGAAACGAGTCTACCGCGGGGCCGAGCCTGGTTCCGCATGCGTAGGCGGTTCCGTCGGTGAGTGCTCGAAAGACTGGACCCGATTGAGCAACGCCAAGATCACCTGCCTCCACCTCGTATGGACCATTGAGAAGGAATGGAGCCATGACGGAGTTGGTATAGTCAAAGGGTCTGGTGACTTGGAGATAGTTTTGGCTCCCTATTTCTTGCACGCCGTTGACCTGAATGCATCCATAGGGAGGAACGGTCTCGCTCGACAAATTGATGAAGTAGATCGGTGGAGCGATCGACGGACGCATATCGGTTTGCGTCGTATCAATTCCACGCTCAAAGGCGAGCGTTGCTTGCCATACGCGGCGAGCACGCTCGGGTGTAAAGGCTCCGATCTCAACGTCTGGCATCGATTAGCCTCGTGTGTCGCACAGCAGGGAAACCTTGTAGACTGCTGGAGTTACCGCCGTTGCGGTTGCAGCGTCGTTGCATGTGATGGACATCCGGCACTCAAGCAGTTTTCCGGCTAGGTTAGAACCCGTCACGGTGAAATCGTAATTGGACGCAGTGAGCGAGTTCATGCTGGTCGCCGACGTGGTGATCAAATCGGAACCAGGCGACCCTGACGATCCCGCATACGCTTCGAAGTCGATGGTGCAGGCAGTATCGGCGACAGTCGTCTCCATCTTTGCATTGGCTCGTATTTGTATCGTTTGCCCATTTTCAAAGTTTGGAGGGACTGGGATCGAAAAGTAGATGCGGCGCGTGGTTGAACCAGCCGCTTTTAGATCGCCAGCGGTGATCCGGACGGGATTTGTTCCCCATGTACCGGTGACCAAGCCAAGATCGTCGCTAGCAGCAGCGGAGACAGGATTGGATGCAACGGCGTCCCACACTCGAAATGAGTGCACAGGAACGACATACTCGGCGAGGACTCGCTGTGCCATCTTCGTTGGGTCGATGTTGGCGTTCGCTGCGATGTCGACATCGTTGATCGAAGAATCGGGGAGAAGAATGGTTACGTTTTGGATGGTCGCCATATTACAAGAGTCCTAGTGCGTTAAAGGGAAGTGAGTCGTAGAGCTTGAACTCAAGCCAGTTTGCAATCTGCTGTTCACCCTCAGCGGGTGCTGGAAGTCGATAACCGTCGGAGGCTAGGAGTACTTTGCGAGTCATCGGTTCTTTGTTGCCGTCAACCGCTCGAACGATACGCGTGCCCGCACCAGGACCTGATAGATCTATCTTTTCGTAGAATCCTTCGTGACGAACGCGAGCGTACCAAGCCTTCTCCGCGGTTGTTCTGTACGGGTAACGAAATCGGATTTGTGCGGTGATCTCCCAATAACCGCCCGTCTCTCCAAAGACGTTGGACGCAGAGAACTTCATCAGCTTCGCAGTTCCAGGAGGCCAACCGAGAAACGTATCGGAATTGACAGCTCGTCGGTAGCGTGCTTGAACGTATGGCGAAAAGCTGATCATGTTCCGCTTGATGCTGACGGTTTGATCGGGAATCAGAGCTTTTACACCTTCGATTGGTTCACGGTTCACGGTTTGGATTGGGTTGCCGTCAAAGTCCTCATCGATCTCTTCTTCGCTTTCGACGTCGTCCCAGTCGATCCGCGGCGGTGCCATGATTGGATTGTTTGGTGCCGTTGGTTCGTTGCTGTCGGATGGACCAAGCTCTCCGTTGTAGTCGACGGTCAGCATCCACAAAACAGGAGAAATTCGTTCGAGCGATGCACCGTCGGCATAAACGAAAGGAAAATCATCGCTAAACGGCGAGCCAGCCTCGGGGACGCCGGTTGCTTGATAGATGTCCCATTCGGCCGCATTTGGCGTACTGGTGATTTGATAAGCTCGCTGTAGCTTTACCGTGGCCTTGCGGAAGTTGTCTTCGAGACGCACGTCATGAGTTGGCTTGGACCACATTTCGGTGACTTCAAGAGCTGGCATTACTTGATCACCTCAATTTTGACGTTGGACTTTGAATCGGTTTTTGTAGGCTCCAATTTCTTGATGGCTTCCTCGACCTTCGATAATTGCTCGACGGTCATCTTGGTATTCTCGACGATCTTCTTCTGATCGTCTTCGCGTGGACCGCGACTGAGCAATCGCGATTCGAAAGCAGCGTTGCTGGTCTGCTCAATCGGTTTGACGTCTTTCTTTTCGCGTGCCTTGTCCATTGCGGCTTGAGCTGCTGCGATCGCTTCGGCGGTTCCTTTATCAAGCCCCTGCTGCTGGAGTCGGAATGCGTGGGCGGCCTGTTCGCCTTGTTCGATGGCGATCTTTTGTTCTTGGAGTCGTTCCAGTTCGCTCTTGCGTAGGTCGTCTAGCTTTTGGATGCGTGCTTTTTCCTCTTCGTCGGCCTTCTTTTTGGCCTCTGCTTTTTCCTTTTCGAGGTCGACCATCTTCTGCAGGTTGACGATAATTTGAGCGTCCTGAGCGGAGGCTCCTTCCGCCAGCAGCTGTGCTTTTTTTGCTTCAAGCGAACCCATTGTCAGCTCGTCGTACTGGGCTCTTAACGCTTTCATCTGGGAAAGAGAGTTGGCAGAAATCTGCTTTCGCTTTGCTTCGGCCTCGTCCTCGGCTTGTTGCTTTGCCTTGATAGCGGCAATATCCAACGCTCGCTGGCCGTAGATTTTTCCAATCTCAATTTTTTGCTGACGCATTTGATCGATGAGTTGGACATCGGCTGCGATCTCATCTTCCTTGGCTTGGATGTTGCGTCCACGCTCGCCAGTGACGCGTCCAACAGCGTCAAATCCAGCTTTCATTTTGTCGAGTTGCGAGATCGATCGAGCGTATCGTGCCTCAACTGTTTTAAGGTTGTTGCTGATGTCATCAAACATGGCTCGTGCGGCAGAGGATTGTTCCTCTGGATTTTTGATGAGCGTTAGATCCTCCATGTTTTCTGCAAACCGAAGATCTTTGATTTCCTTCGCCGCGTCTCGCAATTCTTGAATGCGTGCTCGCGATCGCTCAAGCAATCGGTTCCATTTATCGGTTTGGAAAATGGCGTTTCCAATCGCCTGGCCGACATTGAAGGAAAGGGTTCCAACGAGGCTGACGAGGCCAGCTTTGAATAACAGTGCTCCGGCACCTCCAACTTTTTGCATCTCGGCAAACTGGCCGACCTTTTCCGTAACCCCTGCAAGCTGACCAGCGTAGGACGCAAGCTCGGTTCCGCCAAGCTGACCAGCGAGGACACCTAGAAACTCGGTGGAAGCTTTCGCCTTGGCTCCAGTGTCCTTCACCGACTTGATGTTCTGATCGATCGCCTGAGTTGCAGAGGCAATCTTTGCAGACGCTTTGTCTTCGGCTTCGATCAGGATTTGTACGGATTCACTAGCCACGGTGTGCCTCCGCCTTGATCATAAGTTCGTCGAGTTCCAAGAAACGTTGTGCATCAACGAACCAGACGGCCTGGTCAAGTGCTCCGCCAGAAACGGGTGGCAATCCCTTTTGATAGAGATCGCACAGTCCTATGACGTCGACGATGGGACGGCAAAAGCGATTTGGACAACCCTGAATGCGTACAGTCCCCTGTGCACAATGCGAGCACCCGGACCCGTTGCAATGCGGGCACTCGATCTCGATTGGTTCTGTATCGGTTCCCATGTCCAAGCACTCCTTGTCGCTGCAATTCCGACAGAGCTTTCCCTGACGGATCAAAGCAGCGACTCGCATCATTTTTTTTCGTCGCCACTCATTCGCTGGTTGTAGGCAACCTTGCGCAAGAGTTCGATCGCCTCGTTGTAGCTGAGCACATCCTCGATCGCGTCGGCGGTGTATTCGCGGCCCATGTTTCGCCAGTCGGTTAAGACTCGCTTCAATTGCTCGACCGCTGCATCGAAAACTTGAGCGACAGTGACGCCGTCGGCGTGCAACATGTCGATCGCTTCCATGATCTTTCGTTGACCTCGCATCGATTGCGAGCGAGCCACAAACACCGGACGCGAAGCCACTGGCTTGTCAGCATCGCTATCGAGAACGATTTCAAACGACTGATCAGGTTCTAGAAATATCGGCATAACCCCTCCCTAACAAAAACTAGACGGCAGCGGTGAAGGTGATGGACACTTCCTGGTCCGCTGTTGAGCCATTGGCATTGCATTGCCATGTGATGTCATCGACCACAAGTCGCTCGCGGTCGGCCTCCGAGATGGACGTGATCTGAGCTTTTGGAGCTGCGATGGTGATCTTGCTGTTGGTTGGACCATCGAGATCAAAAGTAAGTGCGTGCTCGCTGTAGTCGAGCAGCTTGCCATAGCGATCCTGAGTCGCAACGAGTTTTGATTCTGGATTGCCAGTGATGGTGCAAATCCGGTTGGTGACGATCGCGGCCAAATAGCCTGCGACCGTTCCAGCAGACTCGCGAAGCAGGATCGTGTTCCCACTGTCGAGAACCAGGCTTTCAAGGTGCAGATCGACGCTGTTCCATGTGGTCGTCGACGATGCGTAGCGGAGCGGTGCAACGGTCGGATACGTTGGTGCAATGATTGCGGTGTCTGTCGGCGATTCCCAGACTCCAGTGAACTCAAATTCGAGAAACGACGTTTTTCCAGTTGGGCAATTCCATTTGAATGTGCCCATGCAACCGCGAAGCAGCTTTCGCATGCCATCAATATAGACGGCCATCGTCAGCGTCTTGACGTTGGTGCCTGGTGCCTCGGTGCGAGGGGTGTAGACCTGGCCTGATTTAACCCATCCGCAGGCAGGTAGAAAGGTGTCTGCCCAAGCTGGCTCGGTGGCTGTTCCGTCCCAGGATGCATCGTGCTTAAAGGTGATCTTGCCTTTGTAGCCACCGGCAACGCTTGGACGCATTCCGAATGAACCCTGGCCCTCACGCTGTTCCATTTCCGTTTCGGTTTGGATCATGACGTCGTAAGCATTGAACGCTGCATCCGACGAGGTAATGGTCTCGGCAGTGCCTGGTGTCGATTCGATCTTTGCGGCAAGGACTCGTTTCCGTTTGAGTAGCGTCATTTAGTTGGTTCCTAGTTCAGGTGACGTGCGTAGTTTGATCTTGCCCTCAGCGGCCAGTGTGACCTCGCGGAGCCTGCGTTTGATTTCGATGGGGAGTCGCTCCGCGGCAATGCGTGCAGCGTCGCTGGCAATGTTGGTCTGCGTGAAGTAGTCGCCAGGGCTTTTGCCATAGATCTTTCGAAGTTTGCGTCCACCCTCTTCACGTTTGTAGACGTTTCCGCCCCAAGATCGAACGGTGAAGCCATCGAGTACGCTGGTCCAGCCGCCTCCCATGTGTGTCTTATACCGAACGCCGGAACGTATCCGCTTTCCTTTGCGAGTCTTTCCGTACTCCATTGCCTCGTGCCAGCGAGCTGGAAAAGCATGCCCCTTCCAGAGCTTGATGGTTACCGCGGGGCTGTCTGGAGATGCGTTGTTCTTTTTGATGACAGCCTTCTTGAGCACCTTTGCCTTGGTGTACGTCTTGGATGTGTGCTTGTTGGTGCTGTGGAGTTTGAAATTGACGACCTTTCCAAGCTGCTGTGCGGCCTCGACTCCAACGGTCTTTGCAGTGCGGTTGACGGCAGTCGCCAGGTGACGTGATAGATGATGCTTGAACTGACCGAGATTCTCAGCAATCTTGCGGAGTGATTCCTGGTTGACGTCCACCTTGAAATTGATTGCGTCGTTCATGTTCTCACCACAGTTGGATCTCCCTCATCCGTTCTGTAGATAACGAGCAGAGGAACGTTGACGCCATCGAGGCCTCCATCTGCCGAGACGTATTCTGGGGACCGAAATTGAGCATCAATGGCAAGTCCGCCGAGCGTGTGCCAAGTAGAAGAGACGCTACACACAGCACGCACAACGTCCGCATGAAATAGATTGAGCTGTTCGTCGATTGTGGCTGCATCGCGTTCGCTCGGCATCAAATGACATCGAATCTGATAGGTTTGGCGATAGGCGACGGCAGGCGGATTGCCTGGCCGCATCAGTTCCTCGACAATCTCCGACGATCCCTGGACGAGAACGATCTGGCGATCGCGAGGGGTGAAATCGATGGAACGCGTTGGACGCAGCACCTCGCAGACGTCGATCGGATAATTGGTCGAATCTCCGATCATCGCCTGCAAGCGTGCGAGCAAAACGACAGCGATCTGTTCGTTGACTGCTAGCGGCATTCGAGCACTAACATCCCCTCGTCATGCGACAGAAGCTTGGTAATGGTGCGGCGTTCTGGTTTGCGTCCGACTCGGACGGCGAACGCGATGGCGTCGCCTCCTAGATCGAGTTCTTCGCTGGAAATCCCTTGCGTGATGTCGTTGGCAACACTGACCTCAAAGACGGGGGTTACGGTGTCCCCGTCCTCGGGCAGAATCGCTAGAGCGTCTCGAACCACGATCGCGTTGATCGATCTCGATTTGCCAGTTCGCTTGATGTAGCTGACTGGCTCGGCGAAATCGTTTGGATTTGCGAACAGGTTGATTGAGTCGCTCTGTATGACGTCGTGCAGAGTCATTGATTACCGCTTGCACTCAACAGCGACATAATCGATGGTAACGCTGTTGACGTTCGTCGATGCAGTCTTGCTGATTTGAACGAACGGTTGCAGCGAGCTGGTCGCAGCGGCCATCGTAAATGTCGTGCTCGATGCGACTCGCTGGCCGTCGACGTAAAACTTGACGTCAGACTTTCCGCCAGTGAAGTCGATCACGCACTCGCGATAGGTAGCAACGAGCGACAGGCCAGTAGCCTTGTCGTCGAGGTCGCTGGTACCGTCGTCGGTTTCGCAAACAATGGCGTTTGATCCGGCAAGCTTGAACTGAGCATTGTTGGCGGTTGCGTCGGTGTCATCGTTGCGTGCCGACTGCAATCCAAATGCAATGGTTGTTGCGGCGTTGAGCGATGCAACGGTCTTAACGATGAAAATCGCTCGCTGGATGTTGTCGATGTCAAAGCAGAGCTTGTCACCGAAATCCAAGCAAACGTTTTGCACTTCGTTTGCACTGTCAAAAGTCAGTGCAATTTCTCCAGTCGCCGATGGGCTGACCGAAGCATACGTCGGAGTCCCGGTTGACGATGTGTCGGTAATCTTCCAGTTGCCTTCACCGACCGTTGCAGTGTAGGTCTTTCCGCCGAAGAAGTCATCTTCGAATTTCGCGTGGTTCATGAATCCCATTTTTATTTATTCCCGTTTGATGATGTGGTTTCAGTTGTCAACATGCCCCTGAGCCCATAAGCCCAGGGGCGAAGATTGTCAGTTAAGACTAGGTGCGGTTTCCGAAGATACCGCGGTGATCGATGACCGCTGCGGCCATCGTTTGACGCACGTAGTAGTGGTACGTGTCGTTGTCCTTGTTCCATTCGCTTTCAAGGACTGGGGCCTCTTCACCATTTAGGAATGTGATTTCGACGGTGTCGATCTGCGAGTTGTCGGCGATGGCGTACCAGTTGGTAGCACTGTTCGCATCGAGCAGTGGGGTCGAGACGACTTGCAACGGACGAACGCCGTTGACGCCGTAGATGTTGACCACGCCCTCGTTGCCGTTGCTCTGAGCGTAGGATTGGCTGTTTACCAGTTCCAACGCCGTGCCAGAGTAAGCAAGTGGCACGAGCAACGTGCGAGGTTGCAGATTCAGGTAGACGTCGCTCGACAGACCCTTTTGGAGGCCCATGAGCTTGAACGCTTCGTTGAGCGTTGTCACGCTTGGAGCAGCAACGGATGTTGCAGTGATATTGGTTCCGCTGGTGTGCGATGCGGAGAACAACGCAAAACCATCGGCCATCGTTGGATTGGCGAGAAGTGCGTCGTAGACGACCTTTTCTTGAGTCCGACGAGCTGCGGCTCCGTGCATTGCAGGAATCCGCGACAGTGCATCGAGGTCATCGTTGATGACGGTTTCCCATGACACGCTGAACTTCTTTCCAAACTTCTCAACCTTGTACGATCTCTTGGAATCGCTGATCGATCCCTCTGGATACGGTGCCCCTTCAGGAACCATTTCCAAGTTTGGCGATTCGCCAAGCTGGATGCGGTTGATGTTTTTGAAGTCCTCGACCGATTGAGCTTGGCGAGCCCAAAGCGACCAGGTGTAAGGTGCTTCTTCGTAGGCGGCTCGCAGCGTCTTTGTTGCTGCGTCGAGCAACAGGTTCGCAAATGACCCGCTGGTATGGTACGCTTCCACAGATCGGCGGATATTCAGCCGATTGAAGGTTGGCTCGTGACCCATCGCCATGCGTGCAATGTCTTGGCGAGTGTATCGCTCTGGATTGATTCCCATTCGTCGAACGCACAGTTCGGCCAAACGGTAAACGCCCAAATTGCGGAATTGCTCCGCTCCTTGGACCTGGGGTGCCTGTCGCTTGACTTGGCCCTGGAAACATCGCTGAACGAGGCCAGCGGATGCGACTTCCATGAACTTGTCTTGCTCGGACACGGTAACTGCAACGCTGGAGCCTTCGATGGCTCCGCTTCCCAATGGTTGTTGAGCCATTCGTCGAATAATCTCCTGCCGGGCATCTGCAACGGAAACGTTGTCATCGATGAGTTTGTCTGCGAGTGCCCGATCTTGTCTCGCAAGCTTCACGTCATTGATGATGGTTCGGCGGCGGATCTTTTCGGCAGCGAGTTGGCGCGCAACCTCGGCCTTGACCGCTTCTTCTTGAGATGGTGCGTCGGATGGCATTGCTGCATCCGCTCGAACCGCTTCGCCCTCCGGTTGCTTGTCTTCACTCATCATTGATTCGACCTCTGGCATCTCAGGTGCCTCGATCGCTTCCGATCCGGCTGCACCAGCAAGAAACGTAATGATTTGAACTGGATCGGTCATACCTTCCGGCACGCCGAGTTTTTGAACTGCGGCCATGAGTGCCTCGTCCATTCTCGTAATCCCTTCCCGGTCGCTAGACCGACGAACAGTAGAATTTGGATCTGCACCCGTTGCACAGATCGAAGCGTTGTGCGGTTCCCAAGCGGTGACAATCTCCGCCGGTCCATCTATCACGTTCCCACTCGGAGTCGTGTATCGTTGACCCTCTGGCACGTAATGACGTGCGAGGATTTGTGCATCGATGCTGAAGTCGTTGAGGTGTCCCTCGTTGTATCTGGTGGCAATCTTTTGGCTCTCGTCGTCGCTGGCGAACTCGGGAAGTCCAACGAGTGCATCGCCCTCGATCTTGATGGATCGGATTGAGCCAAAGACGTTCCGAACGGTTTGATCGTTGTGACTGTCGACAATGGGGAGTTGATTGCGATCCTGACGGAATCGGACTCCGTTCATGAGCAAAACCTGAGCGACCCATTGACGCCTGGCGTCGTCGTAGACCATGACGGGTGTCTCGGTGGCAATGACTGCCTTTCCGTCCTTGATGACTCCAAACTGTCGCTGGATGACTGGCGACGGATCGTTCTTTGCGATCGCTTGTGCAAACTTCTTACGACGAATTGCGTTGATCTGGGCAAGTGTCATTGAGGCACCTCGGCTGGCAGAGTGTCGACAGATCCATCCTTTGCGTCATTGATAAGTGCTTGTGCGTTGGCGTCGTTCATGCCGATCGACGACAGGAACACCTTGGCAGTTGCTTCGCCGATGACTCCGTTGGCGAGATCGTCCAGTGTCTTGGCGATCGCTTTTCGGTTGCGGTTGAACTGGAGAGTCGACAGGCCCATCATCTCGCCGCTTCCAGCGGGTGCTGGCTCGCTAGGCGATGCCATTGACGATTGGGCTGCGGATACCTCGACCTGTTGCTGCTGAAGCGTCTTTAGGCCAAGCTGTTCCATCAAGCGACGTTCCTTAGCTTGTTGGTAGAACACAGATCGCCATGACTTTCCCCGTTGGCCGAGTTCGGTCTGGTAGGTGCTCATGAAGTTTTCGATGGCATCCTTTGCCGCGGCTTGCTCGCTTTGCGGATCAACCCATTCCCACTCTGGAGTCTGCCACTCCACCGGAACGGCTCGGCGACGATCACTAAGCAGATCGGCGGAGGAGGGGAACGCCGGAAGTGAGCTGAGTGCTGCAGCGTCGCAGAACGCGTCCCAGGTGGGTTGGAGGAAGTGCCGAATCAGATACTGCTGCCAGCATCGGAATCGACGACGATCCTCAAGCTGGCTGGTTCTGGACGAACTGTAGGAGGTTTCGCTGTAGTCGCGTGCCACCGTCTCATAGGACAGGCCGGTTCCAACCGCGATGCCTCGGAGGATAAGAGCGATCCAAGGTTCAGCTCCGGCAGTCGGTCGGCCCGGGTTGATCCCTTCGACCGATTCGCCTGGCGACAGTCGGACGATCTGACCTGGTTCGAGGTAGTCAAGCTTATTGCCTGCTGCGTCGACAGCATCTCCACCGTCGGGATCGGCTAGAGATCCGATGGGTGTTTCGGTCTTGATGGCGACAGTGAAGCAGGATGCAACCGCGGAGGCTTGGAGTTCATTGTCAACGTAGGTGCCGAGATCACGAATCCAGCTCAGTGCAGGTGCAAACCAGGAGACGCCTCGAGTCTGACCGATGCGATCGTGACGAAATAGGTGCAGGATTTCATTGGCTGGGATTCTTTCGGGTGTGCGAGTGAACGCCCAGGGTTGGAGCGGGTGATCCTTGTAGATCCAATAGGCGACAGGTCGGCCAAGATCGTCAAGTTCGACGCCGCGGACGATGCGGTTTCCGGTCGTGTTGTCGAGGTGTGCTGCGTAGTTGTCCTTGTCGCCAGCGAGTCGATCCGCCTCAATTAGCTCAAGTGCCAATGGGACTGGTCGGTAAATGCCTCGGTATTCGTTCGATGGGAGTCGGACAATACGGATCAGCACTTCGCCAGCTTCGACGATTTCACGCTGTGCCAGCGATTGCATCTCGTCGAGCGTGTACTGTCCGTTAATCTCGCAGACTTCGGACCACTCAGCCCATATCTTGTCTCGCTCGTCATTGATGGACTCGACGTCGTCGCCCTGTGGTGTCTCAAAGGTCGATTGTGCCTTGATCCCACAACCAACTACGGAGGAAACGATGGTGTCAACGACTCCCCAAGCGTAGGCGTTGTTGCGAACAAGGTCACGGCCCCAGGCTCGGAGTCGGTCGGCTCCGAATGGACCAAGCAGTTCCTGGTCGGCTGGATTGTTCTTTGGAACGCGGTTGCTGCTGACTCGGGATGGCTCGGCCCCTTGGTAGGAACGCATGAGCTTTCGAGCTTGCAAGCGACGGACGCCAGCGAGCGGATTGATAGCAGAAACAATGGAATCAATGAATCCTGCGATCATCGGCGATGCCTCGACAGTTTGCCAAGGGAAAAGCCGCCTGATCCGCTTTCTCGCAAAACCTGATTCTGCAACATGCGACGCTCTTCAAAGAGGCTCGCAAGGTCAAGTTTGGTGACGCTTCGCGATCCAATGGAATAAGACGACGCACCTCCGGTGAGAAGTGCTTCGATCGCAGCGTCGATCTGTGTGAGTAGGCTTGCAGCGGATGCCATGCATCAAGGATCACATGGCATGCCTAGTGCGTCTATTTGCAATTGCTATGCAGGTTGCAAACGTAGAAAAAGTTTATCCTTCTTGTGCCCAGGTGTTGCCGCACATGCCGCACCGACAATAACGAATCGATCCGTGTTTGCTGTACACTCGCACGTAGCTCTCGCCTGGCTTTCGACGCGTTACGCACAACGTGCAATCGCGTGGCATGAATCGACGAGGCTCGACCGGAACCTCGGCAACGGGTACCTCGATCGTTTGCGTTTCCTGCGGCTCCTGCGGTCTCTGTTTCTTCCTTGCCATCACCCTCTCCTCTTTGGTATCCAACCACCCTGACGTTGCTTGAATCGAGTTCCGTGCTGATGCCTGGACTCAACCGGACTAGATTGCTTCTGCTTTTCGGCGTGCTGCTTTGCCTGGATCTCGATCTCCGATGGAGCGATGAGCTTGACTCCGCACGCTTCACCAGCTGCCGCAGCCATGTAGGTCGCATCGAGCCAGTGGTTGTTGTCGTTTCGGACTGCCCAATACTGCTTCGTTCCCTTGCCTTCTTTGAACTCGCTGACAAACTCCTCGGCGGTGATGTGTTGACTGTAGGACGCGTGCCGCTGCGATCCGTCGAGCGTGAACAACGACAGAGATCCTCGCCGCAGCATGTTTTGCTCGTCAAAGGTCGGAGTCAGGAATCGCTCGTGGACGAACTGTTTCCAGTATGCTGTATCCAGTTCGTAGAGCCACAATCCAGCAGATGAGAGACGGCTGGCGTGCATGTTGGAACCGGCGATGATCGTGGCGGTGTTCGCCTTCTTTGGCGTGTAGGGTTGATAACCCTTGGACGGATGGAAGACGCCGCCAACCTCGCGGCAGAACTGATAGGCCGCATTGGTGAACGACCCTGAGTCGACCATGCAGAAATCAACCTTTCTCTCGGTTCCTGACCCGTCGACAAACTTCTTTTGGAGCAGCTCGTCCCGCCAGTTGAGTAAAGCGTTGTAGATCGCTGGCTCGGAGGCTTCCGCGTCCATTCCTTTGTCGGTGCCGTACACTTCAGCAACTCCATAATCGACCACAACACCGCCAGCACCGTGCCACCAGGCCGTAACGACCCAATGGCATCGGTACTTGCCAAGGTCGATCGCTGCGGTGAGTGCCGTTGCATTGATTGGTAGCTGACGCCTAGCGAGTCCGCTCATCCTGGATTGCACGATCGCCGCTGTAAGACCAGCTCCGACCGGACCCGATTCCTCGGGAGGATCGTTGTCGATCTCGGTCGCGACCGACTTAGGACCAACGTCGGATACGCGGTTGTAGTAAGCATGGATCGCGGACAGCTCCAACGGCTCGCCATCGGCGTGCAGTTTTCGGGAGTAGCTATTTGGATTGCTGACAACGCACCCCGCCTCGATGATCTTTCGGTTGTCACGCCAGAAACGATAGGCTTCGCGTGCGTCGGGATCGTCGGGCTTTCTACTGCGACGCTGATCGATGTACTGCTCGACCAAGTCCATCCGGTCTGGAGGCTGAACCATCTTGCGGTATCGCTTTCCTCTCCAAGATGGCTTGATCTTCGGGTCGGTAAATCGATAGGCAATGCAACGACGATTCTGGCATGTGCACAGCATCACTCGCGGGATTCGCTCGGCACTGGCCCCAAGTCCAGCAATGTCCGCTTCAATCACTTCCTCGTTCTTAGCAATCAACACATCGGATGCCGCGGCTTCGCGATCCTCGATGTCGTCGATGATGGCAAGCGTCGGACGCATCGACCGGAACTTGGTTCCTCGAACAGGACCATCAACGCCCAGGCAATAGAGCACCTGGCCGCGTGATGCAGGAACCACGCTCTCAGGCCAGTCCGGACCAAGCTGCCAACGTTCGATCGTTGGAAATGCGATGTGGTCCGCTGCAAGTTCAATGTTGGTGTTTACGCCCGATACAGTCTGCATGCGTGCTCGACTGGACCAACCGCCAACAGCCTGCATCGGAACCCCAATTTCTGGGTAGTCGGCAACGAACAGTTCGTTCTGTTGCAGTTGCTCTTTGATGTCCTTGAGTTCCTGCTGCGACTTGCCTTGGCTTTTGCCGATGACGACTGGGAACGTGCTCATCCCCATTACCATCAAGTACAGTGCGGCTCTGGTCGCAATGGTCGTTTTGCCTTCTCCACGAGGACCAGCGATCGCTTGATCTCCACCGTACAAAGCAGCATCTATGATGGATCGCAGCATCGATTTCCTGTCACCTGTAAAAGCCTCGCCAAACTGACTTGCGAAATAGGTTGCAAGCCACAACTCAGGATCTGTTTCGGCCTTTAGCCTTCGCTCGACGCTTGCCGGAGGAGGGATCTTGAGATCGCGTAGGGATGCTCGGCGTCGCTTCTGGTACTCGGCTTGCCTCTCCTGCTCGGTCGCCTTGCTCGCTTGGACTTTCGATGGCAATAGTTTTTCCAGCTCTGGAAGCAAGCTCAGATAGTCGCTCAGGTCCGAGGTGCTTAGCGATTGCAACCAGTCTGGCTCTGTGCTCATGCTCATCGGATTGCTCCATCTTCTCCATTTCGATGTTTTGCTGATCTGCGGCAATCAACGCACGAGCTGCTGCGGTCTTCTCTCTGGGACTTGTCTCTGAGTCGACCAAGATCCTCCCAAGTGACTTTACGATCACTCCCCTCATAGCCTCGGGGATCGGCCAGCGTTCTTTCAATGCCTTCTCCCATAGTCGCGTTTCTTGGATGCTCACTGCTCAAGCACAGCCTTGTTCCCGGTTAACGTCTCCCACCGCTTCACGATCACGTCGCAGTATTTAGGATCAATCTCAAAACCGAAACATCTTCTCTGTAGCTGTTCGCAAGCAATTAAAGTTGATCCCGATCCTAAAAATCCATCTACTACTAAATCTGCTTTTTTACTTCCATGTCTTATTCCTCTTGCGCACAGAGAAATTGGCTTCATTGTTGGATGCTCTTGATTTCGTGATGGCTTATTAAATCTCCATACAGTATCTAACTCGTCAGAGCCATCGTAAATAACACTACATGTCGGTGCTTTGATTTGGACAGTTCGACCGTTAAATGCGATTGTTATTAACTGCTCACCGTCTTGTTCTGCAACTGTAACACCTTCAAAGTCGTCTATGACGGTTGTGTTCTTTCGGTTGCCGTAGAATCGATGCGATGCTCCAGATCTCCATCCGTACAAGATTGGTTCGTGCCTCCACTGATAATCTTGCCGTCCTAGAATTAGCGTGTTTTTTACCCATATAAGGCATTGCTTCAATTCCCATCCAGCCTCGCAGAATGCCTGCCGGAAGTTTTTTCCTTCTGAATCAGCGTGACAAACATACGCAGCTCCGCCTGGTGCCACTACAGTCGCAAGCGAACTAAACACATCTCGAAGGAATTGAAGGAATTCTCCGTCCTTCATGCTGTCATTTTTAATCACCAACTTGTCTTTTGTCTTTCCTTCGTAAGCGACGTTATATGGTGGATCAGTAAACATCATATCAGCATACTCGCCGTCGAATACTTTCGCCACGAAGTCCAGGTCAGTGCAGCTACCGCAGCCAACCTTATGAGAACCCAGCAACCAAATATCCCCAGGCATAGATTTCGCAACAGTCGGAAGTTGTGGTATCTCGTCCTGATTTACTTCTGTATCGTCCTCCGACAACGAAACCATCGCTTCGATCTCTTCCGCTGTCCAACCTGCCGCAAGTGCGATCTCTTCCGATTCCGTCAGCAAGCCGTTCAATTGAGCCGCTAGGACATCGTTGTCCCATTCGGCTAACTCTGCTGTCCGATTGTCTGCGATAGCGTAGGCGATAGCGTCAGATCCCTCCAATGAAGTCTTGACGCAGTCGATAGAATCCCAACCCAGACGACGTGCCGCTTCAAGTGTTCCGTTGCCAGCTCGCACAATGTTGTTGCGATCAATGACGATCGGCTTCTGCTGTCCGAATCTTCGGAGACTTGCAATGATCGCTTCGATGTTTTTGTCGTTGTGCTTTCGAGCATTAGCAGGATCGTTGGAAAGCTCAGTGATCGAACGACGCTCGATCTGCAAAGTTCCCCCCAACCCCCCCTCGATGTTTTTCTGCTTCGCCATTCAAACTAACTTTCTTATAAAAAACTGCGATGATTTCCCC